ACGAAGTCTTCGGACACACGCGGGCTGTCGAGACACGACACATGAAAAGTCTTCCACTCGCCTTTGAGGCGATTGTGCGTGTCGTAAAACATACCTGTGTTTCTGGTCGGGTTGCCTAGAAGCAAGGTCGTGGCGCTATGGCCAGACATCGAACCCGACGCAGCCTCGAACACGCTCTCTGGCACACCAGACGCCTCATCGGCCACCAGCAAAACATTGTCCGAGTGAATACCCTGCAACGCTTCCGGCGTCTCGGCGCGGGATGTACGCGCAGAAATAAAGGCTTCAGTTGGCGATGCTTTGAGTTCGATACGGTCACTTTTAACTTCAACCAACGTCTTCAGAACATCTGGCAACTCATTGACCCACCGCTTGAGTTCGGCGAACATGGCGTCGAACAACTGGCTGGATGTCGGCGCGGTGACGACCACCTTCACCGGATAGCGCGTCAAAAAGTAATGTAACATCGCCCAGGATGCCGCAGTAGACTTGCCTACGCCGTGGCCGGATCGCACCGAGATACGGCGGTGGCCTTTACTGATCGCTTCAAGAAACTTGACTTGCCACGGGTCTGGGCGGACGCGCAGAACATCGCGCACGAAACCAGCCGGATCGTCCTTATACTTCTTCAAAAACTGCAAAAAGAAGTTTGGCTGCTGCTGGCTGCTTTGGGACATTAAGTCCGCAGCTTCCTTTGCAGCTTTGGCGGCTCTGGACGGGTTTGTCGTTTTAGGCTTCGTAGCCTTCTTCTTTGTCTTAGGGCTGGTGGACGAAGTCATAATGCTCTCCTGTAATGATCTTGCGAACGGTGACATGGCTGATGTCGATGCCATGCTTCTTGGCAATGATCTTGACTATGTCGCGGTAACTGTAGCCTTTCAAGCGCGCAGCTTTCATCGTCACAATCGCATCTTGCTCTTCGGGGTTCTCGCGCAGCCGCGATCCTCGGCCCTTACCTGATAACGAATAACCAAATGGCGGCTCTCCGCCCAGAAAACCACCGGCCTCTTTCTTGGCCTTGCGGCCTGCGAGTACGCGCTCTTTAATCCTGCGGCGCTCTTCACCACTAAACACCGCCATGATTTCGAGCATGAAACGACCGTTCGGGTTGTTCTTGTCCATGACGTTGCCATAGCCGTTAATAATAAGGTTTATTCCGGCCTCCTCCCAATCACCAATGACGTTCAGTGCGTCCCTGGCGTCACGGAACATTCGGTCGAGCTTCGATACAATTACAGTGTCGCCTTCACGAAGGAATGCCAGCTTGCAGCCTTCTTCTCGGCGCAGGAGCGGGACCGCGCCCGACACGCCTTTCTCTTCATAGATGTGGTCTAGTTCCAGATCGTGGGTAATCGAAATACCTTTTATCTGGCGGGCCTGATCCTCCAGGCTGGTATTCTCAACTTGGTCCTCAGTGGACACACGGGTGTAGCCATAAACAGCCATATTCCATCTCCTTTGTTGGTAAGGCGATACATAACGAGCGCCTTAACACTATTCAAGCTAAAAATTATAATTTTTTTGTGAGGGGGGCTTGGCCGGGAAGTGGCGGGGGTAGGGGGGTTTCTGCGAAAAATCGGTATCTGTCAGGTTATACGTACGTCACCCCCCGCGCTAGGCGGGGGCGGGGGGGGGTAAATTTTCGCAAGCCCCCCGCCAGCTACGCGCGCGAGCGCATGTGCGCGTGCGCCTGGACGCGCGCAGGGTGTTGTTTTCGCACGCAAATGTGCGCGCGGGTTTCTTTTCCAAACTGTTAAGGCGTTTTAGTGCGCTTCCAAATCGCGGCAAAGGCGGGACCGAAAAGGGCTTGCGGCGGTGTATCTCTCCCCTGTTTTACGCCTATGCATACGTATGCACAACATTTTGTTTGACTAGGTCCATCGGTCCGCTATGCTAGGGACATTGCAAAGGAAAGGACAAGCAATGGATAGACCACTAGCTAAATCGCTTCACACTGTAACAGTGTTGGTCAACGTGGCGCGGGTTATGCGTAACGCTGACAAGATAGGCGGACAATCATGGGCAGCGTATGTGTACGAAGCACTGGTTGCGCTTAACTTGCAGGACAAGCCAGATTCGTATGGTTTGGCCAATCAAGCAATCAAGCAACTGGAGGGCTAAACAATGCCGTTCGAAGCATTCGTTATTTTGACAGTCGCAATCATGGGCGCAATCGCTTGCGCCAAAACTAAGGGGAAATAAGATGGTAGACAATTGTAAGGAGCAACTGCGCGAACAATGCGCGATGATTGCAAAGCAAATTGAAACTGGCGAATATGATTTCGCTGGCGAGATTGATAGCGAATATCCAAACGCTTTTGACTATCTGGGCGATGCTCTAGACATTGAGTATGTGCGCGACAGCCAAGGCAACTATCGCGGTGCAATCGTGCTTGTCGCGTTTGGTGGACCTAACATTTGGATTGATACGCGATGGAAAGAGGTCCGCGGTGCATGGTGGGGAGATAGTTGCACTGTGCCATATCATCGCGATGAATTGGGGCTAGATGATGCCTTAGAAGAATTGATGTGCTGCTAATTGGAAAGGGTGGGAAAATGACACAGACACTAACACTGACGCACAGCAACCGCGCATCATGGTTGGAAACCATTTGGGATGCGTTACACAGCCACCGCGAGAACACTTTAGACGAGTTCCTAGATTGCCTTAAAGCAAATTCTGAATGGGATAACATTTGCACCGCAATGGCGTGGATAACCGAAGAGATGGGCATGGAAGCCACCGCTGACGGAATCGTGCCAATTGAGCAAGCGGAATGCGCCCGCAATGGTCACCGCAATGATGGGCGCGGCTGTTGCGCGGATTGTGGCACGTTCATCTAGCATTCGCCTTCACTGCCTTGCGCGCCATGTGCAAGGCAGCATTGGCAAATGCCAAACACGAAAGGAAAGGAAATACCAATGCCACAGATAACACTTAAAGCAAAAGATGTTCACGAACTGTCGGACTTTCTGAAGCGCCACGGAAAGGAAACGTTTTTCCTCGCGAAAGATCAGGGCGCATACATTGGCGCTAACGCTGGAAGCCATTCAGACGGGACATTCGAAAGCATCATTCACTACTTCGCGGGATGCAATCCCGACAAGGACGCGGACTTCTACGAGACAAGCCGCTGGAAGTTTGGCGGTGATGACTTCGGCCAAATGCTACCCGCGCAGTGGATACATGGCGCGGCAGCGCAAGAGGGACTGACAAAGGCAGTCTTGAATGTGACGGATGCGGGAAGCATTACGTTTAGAACCTTTTGGAAACGTGCAAGAGAGAAGGTGGCGGCATGAAACAAGATCGCACGTATTGGCGTAGCGAACCAGCGGAACGCCTAATCGAGGAAGGCAAGGCAAGCGGGCATGAGCTTGCGATTGCCCTTGCCGAACGGCTTGAAGATAAAGATCGAAACCTGGAGGCGGTGCGCGATGAATTGCACCGCCACATGAGAGAGGATGACTGATGGATAAGCTCAAACTTAAAACGGACGCGCTCTGCATGGATGGCGCGCTATTGTTTCGAAAGCGGGAGGCATTGCGGCGCGAAATGGCTGAAACAGAGCATCGCCTTGCAAACTTGCGGACACGGTACCGTGACGCGGCGGGGCTCTATGGACTAAGTGTTGGCCATTTTGAGCAGGCTTGCAGATCGCGAGGGCTGCTATGACGCCCGAACAATTCCGCCAAATACGCCAAGACTTGGGCTGGACGCAGCGCGCAACTGCTGAAGCACTAGGCGTCACTGATCGTTGCATCAGGCGATACGAAGCGGGAGATCGGCGTGTCAGCAAACCCGTTGCGCTGCTATTCGAAACGATAGCAGATGCTTGCGTCAGGCGGCGCGATGGATAGAGAGACACGCGATGCGCGCATAGTGATGGGCGTCTATCTTTTAGGCTGGCTTATCTATTTCATATCCTAACACTGACGGGCTGGCCTAATGGTCGGCCCGTCTTTATATTGTCCAGCGTTCAACAACCCAATGAGGAATGACATGGCTGGACATATCAGGCGGCGCACAATCGCCAGCAATCTAGACAAGGTCGGCGAGCATACGCTGCTAGAAAAGATCGCAAGCGGAATGACAATGGCAGGGCTTGCGCGCGAATTGAAGATTAGCAATCTCTCACTCTATCACTGGATCAAGCAAGACCCCGACCGGCAAGACCGATTCCGGCAAGCAAGGGCGCTTGCGGCGGATGCATGGGCGGAAGAGTGTCTGGACATTGCAGACCAATCGGATGGCGTTTC